GGTTTACTACCAGTTTCATTAAATTTAGCAAGTGGAACACCACCAACAAATTGTGCAGTGCCAGTCAAATCAATTAGATTTTCACTCTTTCTAACTATATCTGTTAAATCGTTATCTAAATAATTTGCAAACTTAATAATTTCAGATAAATGTGCTCTTGCTTGCACCTCATCGCCTTCTTCTACCGCACTGGTAAATGCTTGCTGATGCACACCCATTTTTCTAACCATTGAATCCATTTTTTGTAAGTCCACTTGTCTCACCTATGCACGTCGAGTGTATACCTGTTATTTTAACTAAGCCCCTTTAATCCGCCTAGAATCTTGTAAACCCTTCTGATTCTTCTCAGCAAGAGTAGGTTGTGGACCTCTTTGTTGAACACTAGAAATAGGAGAGCCGATGCCACCACTAGTTCTTGCTTGTGGCCTTGCTGGACTACTTGGAGTTCTCAATCCAACACCTTCACCTCCGGGTTGTGATGGAGGGACTATCATAC